CCATTTCTCTGAGATACAACTAAACAGCACTTCAAATACTTTGATTGTAGGCACAAATGGTGCAGGCAAATCAACAATGCTTGATGCTTTGTGTTTCTCTTTGTTTGGTAAGCCGTTTCGTAACATTAACAAGCCTAATCTTCTAAATAGTATTAATGGCAGAGATTGTGTTGTTGAAGTAGAATTCTCTATTGGTAATCGTGAGTATAAGATTGTTCGTGGCATCAAGCCTAACATCTTTCAGATATACCAAGACTCGGTTTTGCTGAATCAAGATGCGGCTGCTAGAGACTATCAAGACTACTTAGAGAAGTTTATTCTCAAACTAAACTATAAGTCTTTTACGCAGATCGTCATTCTTGGTTCAGCATCTTTTACACCGTTCATGCAGTTGTCTGCTGCTGATCGTCGTGCCATCATTGAAGATTTGTTAGACATTCAAATCTTTTCTGTGATGAACAGTCTAGTAAAGAACAGACTGTCATTGAACAAAGATTCAATGGTTCAAAAGAAAAACGAGATTGAACTGCTCAAGCAAAGATATGATCTAAAGAAAGAACATCTAGACAAACTCAACCAGAATAATGAAGAGAAGATAAAAGAATATGATGGTGAGATACAGAGTAATAGAGAAACCATTAGCACCTTATCTGATGAGGTTAACATACTGGTCGAACGACTGTCCAGTTTGGATGTCACTGTTGCAAAAGCGCCTGAGATTGAGAACAAGATTGCTTCGTACAAGAAAGTTGAGTCGCAGATTGAAGGCAAGATATCCAAAGTTCGAAACGATACACAGTTCTATGAACACAATGCTGATTGTCCAACTTGTAGGCAAGCCATTACCGTGGAGTTTAAAGAAACACTATGCACTGAACTCTCATCGAAAGAGCATGAACTCAATGAGGCACTTAAAGAATTACAAGTAAAATTATCTGCACATGAATCTCTACTGAATGTTATTCGTAAAGATGAAAAAGAACAATCGAACGTTCGTATTGAATTGGCCACAACAAAAACACTCATAAAAGGCTACAACGAAAACATTACCCGTCTTGAAAAAGAAATCAAAAATCTACAAACAAATCATGACAGTGTTGATCAAACCGAGCTTGTAACACTTCAAACACAAATCAAAGACGCACAGAAAGAACTCAAGCAACTAATTGATGATAAGGCATACTACGATGCTGCTTCATTGTTGTTGAAAGATACTGGTATTAAAACAAACATTGTCAAACAGTATTTGCCAGTAATCAATAAATTGGTAAACAAGTATTTGACAAGTCTAGATTTCTTTGTCAACTTCAATCTTGATGAGTCGTTCAAAGAATCTATCAAGTCCAGACATCGTGATGATTTTAGTTACCATAATTTCTCTGAGGGTGAGAAACAACGCATTGATATGGCATTGATGTTGACATGGAGAGCAGTTGCTAAACTAAGAAACTCTATCAATACCAATTTGTTGATACTAGATGAAGTGTTTGATTCGAGCCTAGATAATAATGGAACAGAAGAGTTGATGAAGATTCTTCATTCACTTGAAGAAGTAAATCTGTTTGTGATTAGTCACAAAGGTGATATTCTACAAGATAAATTTTCAAACACAATTCGATTTGAGAAAGTAAAAAACTTTTCGAGGATGATAAAATGAGTGAAATTTTAACGATTGATACCACTGCTGGTTTACAGACAGCAGAGAAAATCGAACCTCTTCGTATTTACGGAGAAGAATTCTCTATGCTTGGTCAAAGAATACCAGAATACACTGGTGGGTTTCCAGCACCTGCAATGATCACATTAGCAAAACGATTGAAGATGACAATGAAGTTGTATGCTGGTCTTGGTCTTTCTGCGAATCAATGTGGTGTTGCTGAAAGAATGTTTGTAATTGGAACAGAAGAGTTTCAATTAGTTTGTATTAATCCAAAAGTAATTGATCAAGGTCCAGATGTAAAAGACAAAGAAGGGTGTTTATCTTATCCAGCATTGTTTTTGAATGTTGATCGACCATCATGGATTGAAGTGGAGTTTACTGATGAAAATGGTAATGTGAATCAGGTAAAGTTACATGGATTATCTGCACGTTGTTTCCTACATGAACTTGATCATTTAAATGGAGTCAGATATACTAGTCATGTGAAGCCTCTTGCACTTAAAATGGCAAGACAAAAGGCAACAAAGATAGTAAAGAAAATTATTAGAAACTCTAAAAACAATGATAGATAAGATTCTTGAACAAGTCATACAAGAAAAAGTTCATGACAAAGAAGTGGCTGTTCTTTTATCTGGTGGTGCTGATTCATTGTCCATTGCTTTGGCTGCAAATAGATTAAATTATAAAGTACATGCATATTCATTTCAATTGGGAAATCAATCAACGTATGACTCAGAAAAATCTGAAGATGTATCAAAAAAAATGAATTGGAACTTTACCAAAGTTATAGTTCCAACAAATAATCTAAAAGAAGATTTTCATACGTTAAGAATTAAATGGGAATGTGTAAAGAAAACACACTATGAATGTACGTTTCCATTCATGTATGTTTATCCAGTTATAAAAGAAAAATATGTGTTGTCTGGAATTGCGGCAGATGGTCACTACGGCGTATCTAAAAAAGCAATGAACTATCGTGACCCAAAAGAAAGATTTGATTTATTCCGAGATGAATATTTTCAACAACAAAATCCAGCAGGTCTGATACAACAGCAACTTTTATCACAACATTATGGTAAAGAGTTTGTGGCACCTTATCTAGAAAAGCCTGTGATGGATTTTTTTAAACAGTTTGACTGGTATGAATTAAATAGACCGTCACAGAAACATCATGTTAAAAAAGCATTTCCAGAATTTAAGGAAATAGGTAAACCTAAGAATCATATCAACTTACAATTGGGTGCGGGTATTGACAAGGCGTTTAGCAGTTTGCTAGAATGTGATGATATCAATTATAATAAAAGAATACGAATGATGGATGTTTACAGAGATTGGAAAAATAAAGGTGAAATACGAACACTATTTGATTGAAGATGTAAAAAAGTCATCTGCACGTGAATTGTTTACCGTTGTCAGCACGTTTGCTGGTGGTGGTGGCAGCTCGACTGGCTATCGTCTTGCTGGCGGTAAAGTCATTGCCATCAATGAATTTGTTGAGGAAGCAATAAAAACATACTCTACAAATTTCCCAGATACAAAAATCATTTCAGGTGATATAAAGAAATTGAAAGGTGAAGATTTTCTAGAGACAGCAAATCTGAAAGCGGGTGAACTTGATATTCTAGATGGTTCACCACCATGTTCTGCTTTTTCTGTTGCAGGTAAGAGAGAAAAAAATTGGAAAGGTGCTGTTCATTTTTCATCAGAAAGTTATTTTGATTTTGACACTGGTGAGGTTGTGTCAGTTGAAGAATATGAAGTAAAAGAAGGTGTAAAAAAATATTCAGACGATCAAGTGGTTGAAGCGATTGAAGATTTGTTTTTGGAATACATTCGTATTGCAAAAGATATAAAGCCTAAAATCATTGTTGCTGAGAATGTCAAGGGCATCACAATGGGAAAGGCTAGAGACAAACTTTATCAATTTCAAAATGATTTCGAAAAGATAGAGCCTGGTTATGTTGTTACTCATCATATTCTAAATGCTGCTGACTATGGTGTGCCACAAGCACGTGAACGTTTGTTTTTTGTTTGTGTGAGACAAGATGTTGCTGATAAAGTTGGTTTGAATTTTTTGAATTTACAGTCTATGACTTATCCAACACCAACAACACCAGAACATATCAGCATCAAAGATGCAATTGACGATGTTGTTAATGATCCCGAAGAAGAAAAAGAATTGTTGGAATATGTTCAAACATCTTTTCAAAAGAAATTTATTGAGTTGCTACCCTTCAATCCAACGAAGCATACAAAACCATCTGATCCAGAGTTTAGACATTTGAATCCAAAAGGCTCTTGCTTTAACATGATCAGACCTGCTATCAACTTACCATCACCAACATTGACTCAGGCTGGTCAACAAAAAAGTGTAAGTGGTGTTTTTCATTATGCCAAAGATAGAAAGTTGACAATCAAAGAAATGAAGATACTGATGAGTATGCCAGATAATTATATCTTGACTGGCACATTCAATCAACAGGCAGAACGACTTGGTAGAATGGTTGCACCTAAGATGATGGCTGCGTTATCATCTCATCTATATGAAAACATTTTGAAGCCCTACAAGGAATCGTTATGACTAAGTTTACTTTTGCACAGAGAGAAGAAGGCTTTGATAATCACATAGAACATTCTATTCGTGGTTACACAAATCTCTGGAATGACATACTGAAATATTCAGAATACTTCGTTGAAGATGAAAGCAAGGTTGTTGACATTGGCTGTTCAACAGGCAAACTTCTGAAAGCAATGATTGCACAGAATACATTTGCACCAAACGCTTCTTATGTTGGTATAGAAATTGAAGAAGATTTTTTCAAAACATATGACGAAGATGAGCAGATGAATTCGAATCTTTCTTATCATCGTGGTGATGTTCGTTCATACGAATTCGATAATTGTAATCTGGTAACTTCAATTTTTACACTTCAATTTATTCCAGAGAAAGAAAGAACATCAATCATCAAACAAATCTATGATGGTCTAAACCCTGGTGGTGCATTCATCTTTGCAGAAAAGACCATAGCAGAACATGCAAAGATACAAGAAATAAGAACTTTCACTTACTATGATTACAAGCGTGAACACTTCTCATCGGATGACATACTTGACAAAGAAAAACAATTGCGCCATATGATGAAGTTAAATACAAGAAAAGAACTCATGAACA